GCGAAAGTGACCTCCACAACTCTGCAATAGAGAAGTGGTGCACATCTAGAAATTTGTGACCTAGTAAAATTTTTTGCCAGCATATGGTGCCCTAAGGCACACACAAACTGGTTACAGAAAACCTAGAAAACAATTTCAAGATGTGTGCGTGCCTAAAAGCTACGCGATCCGACAATGTCGGACCCCATGGGTCACCCATGGTAATACTCAATTCCTGCCGTAGATGTGACGGGGAAGAGTACAAGCCGATCCTATTGGATCCACTTATTTCTAGTTATGGACGAGCAGTCCACCTCAAAAAGAGGATTTCTATTATACAGTTGGTGTAGGAGTTGCTCCTTTCCAGAAAACAGGACAAGCCTGAAAAAAGGTTAGGGAAAAATCTTCTGCTGCAGCAACATAATCAAGTACAGCAGCTGTACTTGACAGGGAAGCAGTGTTTGTGGCAGGAAACACTAGACTATGGAATTTGTGAAATTCATCTGTATCACTTCTGAAATTTTTCCTACGTGCAGGAGCGAAGCGATATTTAGAAAAGAAGGGCAATTCCACTTCCAAAGTGGGATTTTGGCGTAATGGAGTTGCAACCATGCCAGAATGACCATCTGCAGCGCGATTCGACGCTATAAACATTTGTGCCGAATATGACGCACTGTTGATAGAATCAGGAACGGAGAAAATGCCTGCTCCGGTAGAACCAGACAAACGAACCACGCTCATGATACTTCCTGGAACATCTATTTCAATAAAAGAACTGGCGGGTGTCGTGTATATATATTTATGACGAATTCCACCACGCCTACACAAGAACAAAGGTGTGAACCAATTCATCAGTGTGGTCTCACAAAACATGTAAGGTGTTCCAGTTGCAGCAGTTCCGTTCGCTGCATTTGGTCCGACAGCATACCCACGATAAGCGGGAAAGTCAGTCCGAGTAGTATACGTAACCTCTCGGATTGCAAATTGAGGAACAGTAGACGCATGTTCATATCGCTTCAACAATTGTCTAATTGATAACACAGGATCTCCATAATATACCAATTGAGAATTACCTTTGACATCAATTTTGACGGGTGATAGTTCCGTATGTGTCCCACCAGATATAGGAGCTGACTCATCTTGTGTCATATCTCCATCGGCAACATCTGCTTGGGGTTCCAGCGGCACCCGATTGACTTTTGTGCCCTCAATAGTGGGCGCTTCAACTGCACCCTTAAGTGGGGCATCAGCGATGGGCCAAAAAGTCACAGAATTGGAGTTCAAATTGTTCAAGGATGGATTGACCACCTCAAAATTGTCTCCGGCAGCAACTGAAACAAGTACTGCAACGCCAGATAAATCTGCGCTGGGGGTCGTCAGATCATTGACCACAAAAACACTAATTTCTCCATTTGCCACTTCATGGAACGGAAGTATAGGCGTAGTAGAAAAAGGTACTCCGGAATCGAGGAAAGGAACATCCAAATATGAAAGTTCTTGTCCCCAATTCACCTCAATGGTAAAATCTCGTTCATTAGCAAGATCAATAATATGAGTATATTGAACATTATATTCAGAATCAGAAGTGTTTGTCCCATACGGGTCATACACAATCTTCAACCGCCCTTTGTGAAAGGCCGATGCCACCACTTGAAAGCGGTATTTGAGATTACCCCGCCAATGTTGGAACGGCAAGGATACATAGGACATAGGTGTTGTGTGGTATTCAGTTTGACCCGCAAAAGTTACTACGTCATGCATATGTGGCGTCACCGCACACGTCCACAACAATGCTTCGGGTACATCCGTAGTATTCCAAAGAAATTGTGTGAGATAACTCTCACGGGAAGCTATGCTGGAAATTGCCATCTCATCTGCAGGACCCAACCCTGTAGTTATAGGGTCTATGGACAATTCTTGCTTGACATCATACGTCAATTTTGTCGATGTGTCTAAAGTATTGGTATTTACCATATTCCCCGCATACGTGGGTTTGTAAGAGGTAATTGGACCTGTATCTACGGGACGTGACATTCCAAACATACGCGCTATATTGGAAGTTGCACCTGCTGCCAATTGTGTTGCCCTAGCCATATTGCCGATGATAGGTACATTAGCTAACGAACCAGCCACTTTGGCCACAGCTGCAGCAGGAGTGGAAATAGGTCCTGACGACATCTGGTCCGCTTCATCACCGGCCTGCGGTAACATGGCCCCTGGTTCAGCCAGAGTGGGAATTGACAAATGCACATCCTCTGCCCAAGCAAAAACCGATATAGTGACACTATCAGTGCCTCCATTGGCGTGCTCGAGTGTAGTAACACTAGCTAAGTCCAACTCTCCCATCTCCCGCCAATCCATTTCTGGAATATTCATGGCGTTTTTATAAAATACCATAGGGAGACACAAAGTGCCGCCTTGCGACTTTGTGGGATCGATCCAGACATGCATGCGTTGTGAAGCAGCAATTACATCTGAAGCAACCAAACCATAGCGCCAAGGTACCATAGCGTCTAACTCGTGAAGAGGACGATAGGATGCCAATGCTCTTCCATAATGAAAACCGTTTCCGTTAATCATTATACGAACACACAATTTTGCTCGCATGACGTTGTAATTCGAAACTCGATTGATCACGCGTGGATTCTCAAAGTAGAGTTGCCATGGATTGATTGTCTGCCCAAAAATTGATCCAACAGTCCAATTGATGGAATCGATTTTTATAGGACGAGAAAAGAAATTCGACAAATCTGCGTCGTTAGTGTCCATAGACATGGCAGTATCATCTAAACGATTATCTACAGAATATGTCCACTGTTGATTTTGGTCAGCAAAACTGACATTTTGTTGTTGTGAGGTATTAGCCTCTTGATTTATATTTACATTTATTTTTGAAGTAATTCCTTTATTTAAACCGGTCTTCTCGTGAATTAGCGATAGCCGGGTGTGTACTTACATTGAGCTGACGAAACTCTCTCCTAAATAGGAGTATCATACGGGGATGATGTCAACATACATAAAAGCCTATGCAACCACATATAGTATACAAAAACATGGAACATGGTAACCAGATACGTACAGGATCTTTTAATTAAATGCGAGTGATCCAAACTCACAGTGGGATTGTTTTAGGCTCTCCATGCCGGGGGAAGGGACAACAAAGGATTGAGTCCGTATCGCTCAAACCAGTTAATGGCGAGCTGTTCATAGTCTGCGCTTTCAGGATCGGACAACATGGCACAAAAGTGCTTAATATTTGCCCGCTCTGCGATTGTGTTCATCTCCTGCCACCGCTGATTGTATTTAGCAGATCCATGGAAGAACCATTCGCGTAAAGCGCCATCAATGCATGTAGCAGACAATTCAGCAGGAGTTAAAGCTTTTGACTTCAAATTGCTGTGGAGACTTTTGAAAATAGAGTCTTCATCCAACGCGCCCACAAATGTCCTCAACTCGGGAATCCACTTATTGTGCCGCTTTATAAAATCGGCATCTTGGTCCCTCATATAAGGTATAGGCGTCGATGTTTTATCTGGCATTGTAAACTTCATATCACGTTCAGCAAAAAACGCCGCTACTGAAATGTGATTGAATTTGTCATGGCCCTGTTTGACTGAACTTTTAATGTCATCACCATAAGTCCCCGCTGCCACGACTGAGCGGAAATCTTCTTCCTCTGGTTCTATCTTAAAAAAGGCACATCGCATTTGAAGCGAGTTACCAGTTCCATTAACATGGACTGTAATGTTATTACCAGAAGGATTTGTACCCAACATCTCCAACAAATCGCCATTGAATGCAATAGTGGGATAGACAATATCAGTGGCAATTCCATGCATAATCCTGATGTCTTGATTAGAGTACCCACAGAACACAGCTAAATTGATGAAAACTCTAAAAGAGGCCATTGTGATCTGTGCGGGCATTCTCAAATCGTATTTGCTATAGTCTCCGGCAAGGATACGATCCCTACCATACTTAGCAATATGCGCTTGAAAATCTTCCCATTCCGGTCCCATGGGATTAAGACCCACTGCACATTCAGATACAGCAGGAAAGAGAGACATGAAACGAGCAATAGGCAGGAAATACCTCCGTACTGCTAGTTGCAACACTATGGGAGCAGCTTGAAAAACACGAACTTTATCCTTATCAAGAGGAGTAGGCTCATCTTTCAGACATGCTTTGAAGACAGCATGATATCTCTCTCCCTTACTCCAGCACCCTATTGCCTCGTCATACTCAGTCCAAAACTTTGCGTCCAAAACGGCAGGACAAGCAAATTCAGGATATTCTCCAGGGTCTAGATAGGTAAGGTGATTTGCTTTCGGTCCACTCAGTGGGAAACCAACAGATGTATTAGGAGGCATCTTATCAATAAAACGTTTTCCGTCAATTCCACACACTACTTGCATTCGTGTAAGCGGTTTGATATCTGCACGCAACTTTGGTCTATCCTCAAGAATTTTGTACAATGGTTTCAAATAATCTTTCACTGCACGATCTAAGAGGGAAGGTTCAACACCAAACGACGGTTTACTAGAGTGTTTTAGGGATTCCAACCACGGATCTCCCTTACCAAATTTGGGTTTTCCCCATTTATTCGGCACACCACACACATCCGTCACAATGTCACTGATTATGGACTTTTGGACTTTAGAGTGGTAAGTAGCACGACCATCACATGACCCATACACATTCATGTTGGGTGTCACATCTGTGATTTCCAATCTATTAACAGGACTTTTAGCGTGAATAGCTTGTTCCGTTAAGATGGGTTTATCAAAGATGGTAGGTTTCAATGTCCCAGAACTATGGGCCAAGAGTACGCTTGGTTTGTCTTTTAAAACTTCCAAAGCATATTCTATGTCAGATTGAGTAATTGCAGAAGCAAAACCCAATTTCTGTGCCACACGGCCTGCCACATGTATTCCAATAATCATAGGCGCAATCTTTTGAGCAATGACGGGAGCCCCGCACATGCCAATAAAACTGTCTACCTCATAAGAATAACCTTTTGCGACACATGAAGTCAATTGTTGTGTGCCGAAAGCAGCACGAGTCTTGTATTCAGTAATAGTTCCTGCAAGATCCCGTGTACACATGCGTATAGCACAATCGTCTTCATATTTTTTCAACGGCAAGTATTTCGATAGGTCCTTCCATGAACCTCCATTGGGAACCCAAACAACACTTAAATCAGTGTCTGGGATGGCGGCACTATGATGTACCGAAAGGAAACACTTAAAGTTGCCGCCTACTTGCTTCGCATCTTGACGAGTAATGACACACAACTTGTCCACCCACTTCTTAATAAGATGAGATGGAACCAGTGCCACATTCGATTTAATGAAAAACATGTTTGAGACAGCCTTGCCTTCAACAGAAATGACTGCAGTACTTCGCTTACAGAGATTCATAAGATCCTCTTCAGCAATAGTTTTCGAAGTCTCACTAGCCGGAAGTGGAGCAATTTGCACATTGGCCCAATTGTGTTCAACTGCGATCTGTTGGTCAACCATTGACTCATCACGAGCTGCAATTTCTTCCTCAGTAGGATGCATAAAGCCTTGCTCGGTGAGTGGTCGGCGCAATGCACGCATCTCATAGTATTTTTTCGACATACCATATAAGACACGTAACAATACGCCAGCTCCTAGAATTTTTGCAGTAGTAATCGCAACATGCTGCACTTTATGCCAGGAGGCTTGTCGTTGTTGAGCGACATTTTGTTCTACAACTTCTACATACGATACAAATAATATATACAAATAATACAAATACGCAAGAAGAACGCACAAAGAAAAAGTGCGGTCTTGTATAAAATATGGAACAAGAAAACCAAAACCTACATGATACTTAGCACTCTCATGCTTAATGAACATACGTACCACAGATAAAGTGGCATAGCTGCGTGTCCATTTTTTAGGTACCAAACTGTGAACGACATATGGATATAACGTTTCCAAGTGCGCTACATAGCGCAAGGCAGTATCGGAGACTGCATGTTCTTCCAGTTCACAGGATAGGCGTCCATCGATTGCTGTAGCTCGAGAAAAGACTTCCTCTCGCTTCTTAATGCTTTCGACGGAATAGGTCCGTACACGACCCGCTCTATCCGGCTTTGGTTTCCGTTTTGCGGGTTGCGATTTTGGTGTAGGTGGTGGGCGTACCACGTTATATCCGACATTATGTGCCAATCCGCAAACACAAATGTCTGCCGAACTTTTACATGTTGGACACAACGACAATTTTGATGACAAACCAGTGCTACGTTCAACCATAGCCTTCTGGGTCACAAAATGTTGGCGAGAAGCAACAACTATATACTGCAGTGCAGTTTTCATATCTACTCCCACCATGGGTTTACCATTCCACACAACCTGTTTCCAACCGATAGTATCATGTCGGCCAGGTGTGGGATTCGCCACTGGATACGAAATTTCCAAATCTATTTCCCACAAATCGGGCACAGCAGGGACGTTCCCG